GCTAATCTTAAACATTCAAGCGCTATCTCGGTATTAACCATTTAGCTGCTCTCGTAACTTCAAGACTTGTTCAACTGTTTTCTTATGATTAGGATGAGCTTTAGACCAGTATGGTGAACCATCTTCAGTAAGTTCAGAAATTTCTTTTTCTAACTCACTAGCAGTCATGTAACCAGTGCCATCGCCTTTTATAATTTCATCTTCAGATAATTTATCTGCAAGCATACTAAAAGCTTTAATGACATCAGGATTATCACCTAGTCTTGACCCATTCTTTAATATTGTTTGATTAAGAATATCAGATCCTAAAGTATCGATTGCAAGTTTCTTAGCTTGATCTAATCGTTTGTTATACTCAGGTCCAAAATCTTTTTTTAATTGAGCTTCTACTTCAACTTGCTTAGCTTCGGCTGCAACAAGTTTTGCTTGTTCGCTTTCACCATTCATTTCTTGGTAGAAGTTAATTAATCTTTCAGCTTGCTTTGGTAACAAACCTAATCGATGTGCAGTTTCATTAAAATTTTTTAGCTGCGTCTGGTCGATTTCACCTTCTTTAAAATCATATTTATAATCTTCAGGTGTTTTTGGTCTGCCTAACTTGTCAAAGACTTCTTGCCAATCATCATCCGTTGCCATTTTATTTGGTATAGCAACTTTATTAGCACCTACTAATCTTTGAGCTGATAAGTAAGACTTTACAAAATCTTCCATATTATTAAAATTTTGTAATGACTTTTCTTCTTGAAAGTCTTTAGGAATTAAATCTTTAAAATTTGTTTCCTATTTTTCTTGTTGTACTTCTGCTTTAGGCTCGCTTTGAGTTAAAACAGTTTCTTTTACCGAAGGTGTTGCCTCAGGTTGTTGAGCAACATCCGTTGGTTGCTCAGATTGCTCTACTGGAGCAGTTGTCTGATTGTCCATATTTATCCTTATTGTTTTTGGTTTAGAATACTTTTTATAAATACCAGGATGGATCTTTGTCCTTCAAAGAATGCTCCTTCGTGGCTATCACCTTTTACATGAGTAGTATTAAACTCATGACATCTCTTCTCGAGATCTTCTATTACTTTTTTACCTTGATCTGTACCAAAGCAAATTTTGTAATTTTCAAAAAGTTCTTTTAACTTCTTATTCTGTTGGTCCATTAATATTATTTATTTCTTTAACCATTGGAGCTGCGTCTTTAGCTATTTGAGCTTCTTGCATTGCTTGTTGCATTTTCATTTGTTCTTGTTGAGCTACAGCTTTTTGTTCTCGTAATTCTTGAACCTGTTTGTCAGATTTAATCATTCGAGCTGGTAATCCTAAAATATTTATAATTTGTTTTATTAAACCATTTTCATCGATGTAATCTTGTACTGGAGCTAAAGGTGAGATCTGTGCAAATAATTCTAAACCTCTCATTAAATTTTGTAGCTCTTGTCCTTTTTGTGCTAGTGCCATTGGTGATACATATTCAATATCTACTTCTTGATTAGCAAGAACCTCAGGAGCTTCAGCAAATAATCCATTTCTTAACATGATGTTAAATACTCTTAAGATCATCGGTTGTAGTAATTCAGATTGTAATCTTCCTAATACTGGACCAAGTATTCTCATCTTCTCTTCATTTCTTTGAAGAACTTCTGTAGCTGTCATATTTCTATTTTCAGTAATAAGTAACTGGTCAACATGAAATATTTTTGCAATAGCTGAACGTCTTTGATTTTCGTTATTTAAAGTTACACCAGTGTTTGCATTTATATTTAAAGGCTCAATTCTATCTCTTGATCCTGATCTATAATAATTTAAAGAACCTGGAGCCATTCTGATTGGACTAATCATACTGTCATCAGGAACAAGTAAAGGTGGGTCAACTTGTTTAGCTGCCGCCTTCAAACCATTCTCAACCATTTTATTTAATACTTTAATATCAGGTAGAGCATTCATCGTTGGTGATCTGCCGTAGATCTCTGTAGATGATTTTAAATATCTTGGAATGACATAAGGCATTTCTCTAAAACCACCAATAGATATGACATGTCCAGTGTGATCTTCCATGTAGATACTTTGAAATGGCATGTTAGACTTATCTTGTTTTCTCTCGTTATAAATTGTTCTTGGTCTTACAACGTGAACGAAGTCAACATCTTGTAAAGGATCTTTGTCAAATAATCTTTTTACATCTCTACTTAAATTTTCTAATCCAAATTTATCTACCGCTGCATGAGCTGGCATTTTAAATTTTCTATAAATAGTATCTACAAAACCTTTTTTGTTTTCTTGGATATATAATTCTTTTATGTGTCTAGCAGAGAAACGTAAAATATCGTCTTTATCTTCTTCAATCATTAAACATGCTGTGCCAAAGCAAATTAAATCATGATAACTCTCAAAAATCTCTTGTTGAAAATTAGATCTAGCAAAAGCTAAATACATTTTATCTAAAGCACTTTCTAACCACTCTCTTGCATCGTCATCTTCATTTAAAAGACTTTCTTTAAAACGCATTGAAAACCATCTATTCGCAGATGATGTCAGCATACCATGTAAAGAAGCTGCAAGTAATTCTAGTGCGTGTATTGCAGTAGCATCGAACACTAAAGTATTTCTTTTATCACCTCTAGCTCTCTCTTTAGAAACTTCAGCTTTTCTTGTTAAAGCATAATCAGCACATTCTTGCCAATGACTTTCCCAAGTAGATCTTTGTTCCATTAATCTTGAAAGATTTGTTTTAAGTTCTGCTGATAGTTTTCTTAATTCTTGATCTTGCATTAACCGCCTAATAAAGTTTTTAATTGAATTTCTGCATCATTAGAAATGCCTTTTGATGAAGTAAGAAGCGTAGCTTTTCTACCTCTTCTTTTTGACTTATCGTAAACCGCCTCTACCGTTGTTGGTCCTGATGGTGTTGTAGGTTTAGGTGCAACGACTACAGGTGCTGGTGCTTTTCTTTTTTGTGGTACAAATCCACCCATATTATCCTCCTAATAAAGTTTTTTTTGAAACTGACATATCCTCTTCAAAATCTTGAGGATTTAATTTTTTGTATCTTTTTTTTTCTGCTTCGCTAAGTTTTTGATAATTTGTTGCAGTCTTTACATTTCTTAATTTGCCGCCAGTTTTTTCTTTAAAAATTCTTCTAGCATCTGTTAATTCAGCAACAGCATCTTTTTCATATGTTGGTCCAAAACCTAAAGGACTAACTCCACTAACATAACTAGGATCAGGTCTTTTAAGCCTACGTTGCATTGTTCCAGTAGTTGACATTATCCTCCTAACAAAGTTTTCTTTGCGATGTTGTTATCAGCGACTTCGCCAATATCAGTGTCAGTTAAGATTGTAGATCTACGACCTTTTCTGTTTCTATTTCTTTTTCTCATTTCTTCTGCTTCTTGCGCAGCTCTTGCGCTATCTTCTGCGCTTGGTACATCTGCCACTGATGGCATTACCATTTGAGGTGGAGCTGGTATGTCAGGTTTAAAGATTGAACTCATATTTATATTCCTTTTGCATATTTGTAACGGTTGTTATTTTTTCTTTTTCTAAACCTACTGCTAATGTTCTAAAGCTATCGCAAGGATGGCTAGACCAATCGTGTACAGGTTTAGTTGCGTACACTCGAGACTTATCATTATATTTACGATGATAATGCCTAAGAGCGTTTATTAATTTTTGACAATTATCTACATCGATCTGACATCTTGGTAGCAGCATTTTAACTGCGTGGATGCCATCTTCGACTGAAAGCTTCTTAGCTATTTTAAATCTTAATCCTAATTGGTAAGCAACTTCTCTTTTAGTTCTACCAGTAGCGAAATCGGTTTGCTCAAGATCGTGTGGTCCATAATGATTTAAATAGACATAATCTTTTTCCTTGAGTAGTTGAGCATAGTAAGGAAACGCTTTATTATGGTCCTCAGCAAAGTCAATAATGTTAAGACTATGTCCAATAACTTGGAAAAAAATAATAGCGGTACTATCATTAAAACCAACATCCCAAGCGGTATTAACAGGATGAGACGGATCATAAGGCACTCTAGTAATTCTTCGTTCATTCTCTAATTTATTTAGTAAATCCCCATAAATAGATCCTGTGATATTTCCTATAAAGCTGCATTCAAATTCTTGATTGTACTTAGCTTGACCCATTACTTGAAGCGCTGCATCTAGCTCTTCCTGGTCTATTAGCTTTGTGTCTGATGATTTGGCTACATATAAAAACCAGTCATCGTTTTGCTGAGCCTTGAGATAATAATCATAAAAAAGATTATTCATTCCTTTTGGCGTTCCGCACATCGATAACCATCCTTTACGGTCAGAGAGTGCTGGTCTAATTACTTCATCAACGACAGCTGCGTTCACTTGAGCAGTCTCGTCAATTACGCAACCATCTAAATAAATTCCTCTTAAGCTATCAGGATTTTCTGCTGACAACAGCATGATCCTGGCGCCATTCATAAAATCACAACGTAACTCTGTTTCGTTATACTTCGTACCAGGTATTTTGCTGGTGTAATGTTTTAAGTAATCGAAAGCGATTTTTTTGGCTTGCGAATAAGTTGGAGCAAGATAAGCAAATCGTGGATTATGATTTTTGTTTGTCATCGCACATTTAATTAAATGATTGATTAACATTACCGTTTTGCCAAACCTCCTGTGGCAGCACAAAACTGAAAATCTATGTTTATCTAGCTTGCCATGTATATAAGCTTGTTGCTCTCTTGGCGAATACGGTATGGTTATTTTCATTAGTGTACTGTAGGAATTTTATCTTTATCCCAGTATTTCATATTTATTTTTTGAAATACGAAATCAGCAAACTCAGGTAAATCGTCTTGATCCTCAAATCCATTAAAGACCATCATCAGCTCATTATTAAATGTTGTAACTGTAAAGCCTGATACGTTCTTAAACTTGTTAGGTATTTCTAATTGTTTCTTTTTGCGTGTGTTGCTCATCGGTGTATTATCGTAATAGAGGTGGCGCCATAAATTTGGGGTATGGTACCTTGCGTAAAAACATTTTTTTTTCCTGTACCTTTTTGACTATTGCATGTCAGGCAGTCACTCTAGCTAAGTAAATCAATATAAATAAAACAAACTGGTGCATGCTTGGTGCAAAACTTTGTAGATCTACTCTACTTTAGAATAATTCCAAACTCCATGACGTGTGCGAGACGTTCTTTGTCCGCAACTACCAACGGTGTTTAATCACTTTCTGCTTCAATCACTTTCTCTTGCGGTTGTTGCCAGGTAATCTCTACTTTAGTGTCTTGTACGATCTGTTGTTTATCACCGTAGATTGGCAATAGTTTAGAGGCTAACCAACGGTAATGATGTAGCTTCTCACGCACGACCATAATATTTTTATTGTCTGCATTCTCAAGCTCTGTAATCATTTCATCAAGATAAGTCTGACATCCTATCTTTCTTGCTTGAACTATCTTGTTGGCAAACTCTTGGTGTTGGCTAATCCATTTGTAAACTACGCTTATGCTTGGCAATTCCTTCTCTCTGCATATCTGAGTTAAAGGTTTTCCTTGCATTAGTTTTTGACAAATATTTTCTGACACTTGGTCTGTCAGTTGTAATTTCTGAGACATCTTTAAACTGTTTTAAATTTTTGAGAACTTTTAATTTACCTTGCTTAGTTCGTGGACCTGTACTTAATCCACCGTGATTTTTACATCTAAATTTTTTAGAACTTCTGCAATAAAATCCTTTGGCTTTGCAACGGACAGTGTAGTTGCTTGATCTTGTATTGCTTTCGCAACGATCAGGTTTTAATTTCATTCGTTGGCTTAATCTGTTGGAATAAAAAAAAAGAGTAAAAAAAAATTAATCTTTAACAAACTGTTTTCAT